GAATCCTGGCACAGGGATCACGATTGCAAAGGGTACGAACAAAGTCTTTGCAGGGTAGTGAGGTATGTGCTATAATATGGAGGTAACCAAGAGAGACTCATGGCAAAAGCAGGCGGATTCATGAAAGGCGGCACGTATGTGGAAGCAATTCCCAAGAAGAGTCGTCAGGGTAAGGGGAAGCACACCAAGTTAAGTGCAACCAGTCGTAATGGAGCAAAGAAGCGTTATCGTGGTCAAGGAAAGTAAGGTAGAAGGATCTACGATATATCAGATCGACGATTATTATTCAGATCCAGATAGTGTTGTCGGAAGTTTTCTCGGCACACTACCTGGGTTATGGAAGGGTGATGAGAGTCGATCAATGAACGGGATACACTTTGAGGATCGTAGACATGATGTTTATCACTCTGATTCAATAAGAGTTTATGATGACTTAGCAGAAATTTGTGGACATCGTGCTATTGAATCAGGTCAAGTGATTACAAATTTAACTCGCTTCAAGAAATGTGAGTTTAATAACTATCATGATCATTATTGGTGGCCACATAAAGATGCAGGGTATACTGGGATCATATATTTAAATAATAATCCAGGTGATCGTTCAGGTACGAATCTTTATATTTCCAAGGATATCGATAATAAGACGGGAGTCAATGAGCACGAATTCCCATGGCGATCTAAAGAGTATTATGAAGTGATACATACGTTAGAACCAATATACAATCGATTATATCTTTTCAACGGAAATAAATTCACGCATGGAATGAATATTGTTGATGATATGTATTTTGGTGAAGAGTATAGATTAAACCAAGTATTCTTTTTCACCGATGTCTAAGATTGATGCTGTTAGTAAATGGATCGAGTATGTTTCAGTAAAACGAAAGGAACTCGGTGGGCATGCTATATGTCCCTTTGCAGCAGCAGCAAGTGTAGAAGTTATAGAGTGTAATTTAATCGACATTGCTCTGAATTCAGACCTTAACGCTGAGATTATCATCTTTATAGTTGAGGATGACGTTTCAGAAGCAGCAATGCTACAAAGTGTATCAATGTTGAACATGGCACAAAATGAATATATTGTATTAGATGATCATAAACATGATCCTTCATATATCAATGGAGTTCAGACGAACTTTGGTGAATACAATATAGTGCTATGTTCAAAGATTGATAAATTAGTACAGGCAAGGAAATCTTTGCACCAGACCAATTATTATAGTTATTGGTCACCAAAAATGTATACGAGAATAGTCCATGGCAAATAGTCCCACCGATAAGAGCAACGATTTCGTACAATCAGGAATGACCTTGATCACTCAAGTAGAAAGTGATTATTGGTTGAATAAGTCTGCTAAAGAAAATGAACTAATGCAACAGACCAGAGAATTTTTAGCAACAGCAGAATGGGACGATGGATTTGTTGGTAAGTGACTAAATACTAGGAGGTAACCTCTACTAATAAGTGGCGAATCAACAATCGTTTAAAGATTTGAGCATTACGTTCAAACCTCATCCTGTAACAGGCGATTTAGTCGTTAAGAAGGATGATGCTGCAATTAAGCAGGCGATTGTAAATTTATTATTAACAAATAAGGGAGAAAGGCCCTTTGCTCCTGATCTAGGTTCTGATTTACGTTCATTAATGTTTGAACCACTTGATGTGGCAACTGCAGGTCAGGTTGCCACTAATATTAAAAAAACGTTACGTGATTATGAACCACGTGTTGCAACGACTCAACTTTCTGTTGAAGCAAACTTTGATAGTAACGGGTTTGATGTAGAAATAGAGTTTGAGATTGTTGGTAGAGAAGATTTTCCACAAACACTAGAATTCTTCCTAGAGAGAACTCGATAAATGCCATACGTTCAGCTGTCAAACCTAGATTTTGCAGATATTAAGACTGCTCTCAAGGAATACTTGAGATCGCAGCAAGAATTTACTGACTTCGATTTTGAAGGTTCGACATGGGCGAACCTTTTGGATGTGTTGGCGTATAACACCTACTACACGGCATTCAACACTAACATGGTGGTGAATGAGACGTTCCTTGATTCAGCAACGCTGAGGGACAACGTAGTAGCATTAGCGAAGCAATTAGGATACACACCCAAGTCTGCAACATCACCAAAAGCAGTATTAACGTTTAGAGCAGTTTTCCCCAACACTGCACCCAATGAGATCATACTGAAGCGAGGTACAGGATTTACCGCATCGTATGACACAAGAGCGTATAATTACGTTGCAGTTGAGGATATTAAAACACAAGTAGTTAATGGAACCGCAACTTTTGATGAAGTTGCGATCTATGAGGGTAATTTTGTTACAGATACTTATATTGTAAATGCAACTGCGTCGAACAGGTTTACAATTAAGAACCCATCTGCGGACATTTCTACGTTAAGAGTACGTGTTCTCCCTTCTGCACAGGCAAGTACGGGAACTATGTTTGCAAGAGCGGACAATATACTTTCTGTTACGGGAGATAGCAAGGTATTCTACGTAGAAGAGATTGAAGATGAGCAATATGAAATTTTCTTCGGTGATGGAGTCCTTGGAAAGAAATTAGAAGCAGGAAACAAGATTGACATTACATATCTCTCTACAAATGGTCCTGAGAGCAATGGTGCCAAATCATTCACCTTCAATGGCGTCCTAGAGGACCCACAGGGGTCTTCTAACTATAATTACAGCATTTCCTACACGTCAGCAGCAGATCTTGCTGAAGCGGCAAATGGAGGTGCTGAAATTGAGTCACTTAAAAAGATCAAGTACAACGCACCTAAGTTTTTTGGTACACAGAACAGAGCAGTAACTGCAGAAGACTACGCAGCAATTGTTCGTGAGATTTATCCTGCTGTTGCTGATATCATTACGTTTGGCGGAGAAGAGGATGATCCCCCAGAATATGGTAAGGTAAAGATTGTAGTAAAACCAAAATCCGCATCAAGGTTGAGTTCGAGAACCAAGAAAGAAATTAAAACTGGTCTCAAACCATATATTGTTGCTTCTATCAGTGCTGATATTGTTGATGCATCTGTACTATATGTTGAGATGACATCTAGAATCATGTTTGATAAGACTAAGACTAATCAAACTAATGACGATATCAAATCCAAAGTTATTGCTGGACTAGAGAAATATATCGAAACATCTGATACAGAAAAATTTAATGGCAAATTCAGGTATTCAAAATTTGTCAGTGTCATCGATGATGCAGATCGTAGTATTAACGGCAATCTCACAACAATTAAAATGAGAAAGGATTTCTATCCTAGTATCAATAACAAATTCTTTTATGAAGTGTGTTTCCAGAATGCATTCGATGACACATGTGATGAGGATACTGTAGTTCAATCTACTGGATTTAAGGTCAGCGAATATCCTTTGTATACAGTGTATCTGGAGGATCGTGCTGGTAAAATGGTCCTATATAGAATAGACTCTATAACTAGTGAAAAAATTGTTCTCAACGATTCTGTTGGAACAGTAGATTACAAGAAAGGCGAGGTTAAATTGTTTGACTTAACGATTATCAAAGGTAGTTTCTTTGACAATCGTATTGAAATTAGATCTGTCCCTCTAAGCAATGATATTAGTGCCATCAGGGAAGTTTATCTTGACGTAGATATCCCTAAGAGTTTGTTCACGATTATCGCAGAGTAAGTTTAAATGGTAGAGACCAGAAGAATATCTACTCTTATTGAATCTCAACTCCCTGAGTTCATTATCAATGAATATGAGAATTTCTCTAAAGTCATTGAGAAATATTATGAGCAGTTGGAGTTAAGAGGCAATCCTCTTGACGTGATTAGTAATATCACGAAATATCGTGATATTGATTTTTATGAAAAAAATCTACTTAAAGAGTCTACTAAAGTAGTATCTTACGTTGATGCAGTTGATACCACTATTCGGGTTGAAGATGCAACTTCCTTCCCTGAAACTGATGGTTACATCTCTATCGGTAGTGAGATCATCTTTTATAAGTCCAGAACAGATACTGAATTTAGAGAAGTATCCCGTGGTGTCAGTGGCAATCAAAGACTAGGAGATTTGTACAGCTCCAGTCAGTTTGTTACCACTCTGGCAGAAAATCATGACATCAATGCCAATGTACAGAACATTAGTAATCTGTTCTTGTATGCATTTGTCAAAAACTTTGAAAATGATTACCTAGCATCATTCCCAGAAAAGTATTTAAAGGATGATGTTGATAAGCGTACCCTAATCAAGAATATTACTGATTTCTATCAGGCAAAGGGTACTGATAGGTCTATTCAGTTTATTTTCAACACACTAGTTTCTAATGATAAACCCAAGGTTCTAAGACCTAAAGATAATACTCTAAAATCATCTTTTTCTGATTGGATTACATCATATGCTCTTAAGGTAATTGTTTTAGAAGGAAATGCTGATGATTTAATCGGTGAGACAATTATTCAGAATTTAGATCCACTCAACGAATCTGTTGAGTATGCATCTGCTATTGTAGACAATGTATTCAGTGCTGGGTCAGTTGATGGATTGTCTTTGTATGAAATTACGATTGATACTGCTACACTTAATAATCAATTCGGTACTGCATCCAAAACACGCTTAACTGATAGTCTACCAACTAATAGTGATGTTGGTGATAGGATTAATGTATTCTCTACAGAAGGATTTTTACAGAAGGGCAGAATCTATATTAATGGAGAAGAGGTTCAATATTCCTCTAAAAATGTAGATCAGTTCGTAATTAGTCGCAGGGAAAGATCTGATGGGTATGCTGCAGATACTAACGTCTATAGTTACTCTACAATCACCTCTGGAGACGTTAGATTACTTTGTCTAGGAGTTCTATACAATTTGGAGCAAGAGACCTCTGCTCCGTATTCAGAACCAGGTGATAGGATTCAAATCTCCGAACCAGGATTCACTAGTATCGATCCAATTCTTATTGATACTAATGGTAATCTAAGATGGTTTGAAAATGCTGGTTATGGATCATCTGGCGATATTAATGTCGGTAATGTTATTAGTAAGTTAAAGAATAACATTTCTGCTGTATATCGTGATGAAAACTATTATTATCTTGCTACAGGAGGATTGCCAAATAGACCTATCTTGTATAGTGGTATTGGACAAACTCTAAGTGATCAAAAAATTCTTAGATTGATTCGTAAGAAACCACTTACGATCACCGAGTCTTATGAGACTTCACAACGTGATGTTGGTATTTTTGTTGATGGCACCATTGCGTTCAGTCACAAAGACTTTGATCAAATTAAATATGGTAAAATTACTAAATTCAATATTGAAAACAAAGGTAATGGATATAATGATCCCCCTAACGTTCTTATTAATGGAGCTCCAGGATTAGCAAGAACATTTTTGTCTGGAGAGACAATTGGTAGTATTGAACTAGAAACTGATAATATTTTTACTAGTGTTCCTGAAGTTACGATTACTTCTGGTAGAGGAGCAGAGGCAACAGCTGTTGTAACTTTCGGTGCTATCACAAGTATTAATGTTGTTAATTCTGGAGAATACTATTCAACTCCTCCTAGGGTTGTAATTACAGATAAACTAGGTAAGGGTCGTTTTGCAGAATATAAAGCAATTCTAGTAGATGGTAAAATTGTTTCCTTTGAAAGTGTAGATCAGGGTAAATTCTACAGCAAAGGAAATGTAATTGTTGAAATTTTCCCAGTTGGTAGAGATGGTCTGGTAACATGTGATGTGTTCACTTGGACTAAAAACAGATATAATAAATTACAACCAGATCTAGACAATAATAATTCTTACGTATTTCCTCACTATAATCCAACTAGAGGATTTGGATATGGCGTTTGTGCATCCCCAACTCAATTAAGAACTGAGTTATCTGATGATGGAACTGGACATTCACCTATTTTAGGTTTTGCTTATGATGGTAATCCCATCTATGGTCCTTTTGGATTTGAAAATCCACTAGATTCTACTAGTACAATAGGAAGGATCAGATCTGCATATAGAATTAAAGCAACTAGAATTGATGGACCATCGGTAGATGAATTTCCTATCGGAACATTTATCCAAGATTATGAATGGGTAGCAAGTACATCTATCGGTAAGACTGAACTAGATGAGAACAATGGTAGATTCTGTGTAACTCCAGAATATCCTACTGGCACCTATGCATATTTTATTAGTGTTGATTCTGATGATAACCCAACTTTCCCATACATTCTAGGTAACAATTTTTATTCTTTACCTGTTGATTCCAACTACAATGCAGATTTAACTCAGGACGATCTACCGACAAAAGCAGAAAGATACAGAATTCCTGGTATGGACGGAAATGGTTCCCAATCCATGCTAACTATTGCTGAGACTTTATCAGGAAACGTTGAAACTTTAAGTATTTTAAATTCTACGGATCAATTTAAAGTTGGCGGTAAATTCCAAGTTAGTGATGTAAGAACAGATGGATCTGGTGCGTCTGCATTTGTTTCTTCTGTTGTAGGTAAAGATATTCTTTCTATGGATTGTAAGTCCTTAGAAACAACTAATACTAAGTCAGTTGCGCTAGTACGATTAATTTCTCCAACATACCTGTTTGAAAATGATATTGTTACACAAGAAGATTCTGCATTTACTGGTAAGGTAATTTCAGACATATCTAATAGGAGTGAATTTGTCCTTGAAGAAGTATCAGGAACTTTTGTTGAAGGTAAGGATCTTAATTCTTCTAGTACAATTATTAGTATCTTAATTGATAGAAATGTATTTTTTACTGCAGAATCAACTCTTCTGTTAACTGATGGTGCAGATTCAACCCTTGCTACTGGTAGAGTTTTAGAATCAGTATCTAATCAAAATTCTGTTAAAGTAGAAGTTTTATCAGGTGAGTTTGTTGTTCCTGATAGTGTAACCACAGCACACTTTTTGCAGAGCACAACTCTAGGTGATAGTGTTGGTGGTGAAGTTGTAGTTTATTCAAATCTAAGTAAAGAAATTAAAGCTTTTGCAGTTAGAGATGATCTAGTTCTAGTCGAAACTGATGGAACTCATAATGTAGGAGTTAATAGTTATATCGATGTTGAAGTAGATCCAGATGTAAGTCAGACTACAACTGAATATTATGTAAGAAAACGTTTCTATCAGGAAATTAAACTCAAGACTCCTAGTTTTGGTAGTTTGATGACTGATACTGGTGTAGGTAGAGGAGATCTATTAAATGGTGGTCTTGCCTATACTTCTGGAAATTATGTAGATGTAGAATTGATTTTCCTTGACCAAAGCAGAGTTAGGAATGGAATTGGTTCTCCTGGTGATAGTAAGAATGCTATCGCAACTATTAATGTTAGTGACTTTAATGGCACTGGGTATGGTAGTGTATCTGATTTTACTATTACTAATAAAGGAAGTGATTATATCAAAGGTGATATTCTAACAGTTGCAGATGCTGATCTTGGTAGACTTTCTAATGCTATTTCTTCTCAAAGACTAGCAATCAATGTAGATCATATTGGTCTTGCACAACTTAATACTAAATTGAGTTTAGTTCAAGTCAATAAGTTGTCTGAGAATGACCTTCTTAAAATTGATAGCGAAATTGTCAAAGTTGTTAGTATTGACTCTAGTAATAGAGAAGTAACAATTGAAAGGGGTATTGAAGGTAGTAATATTGTAGATCACTTTGATGGAACGCTTGTATCTCTATACAAAGGTGTCTATAGATTTGATGCGAATTCAAGACCTCTAGGAATTGGTCCTAACGATCCAACTATTATTTCATATGACTCTACAACACAGAACATTGTGTTGGCATATGATTATAGTTCTACTTCTCCTAGAGAAGTTACTCTAAGTAGCGTATTCCAAGATAATAGTTCTCCTAAGAAGTCTATTGCTCTAAGTTCTGTTGTTCCTGGAGAAAATAGACTAGAATTTTCTAAAGATGTTAATTTTGCTACGTTTGGTGTTAATACTGATATTAGAATTCAAAAATACTACAATTATGTGTTTGACACTAGTCATGTTTCTATGCAAGGTGTCTTCCTAGATTTTTCTGCTAGCAGAACAGGAACTATCTTCACAGAAGAAAAAATAGTAAGTGGCATTCAACCTGGCAATGCTGGTTCGTTTGTTTCAATTACTCTCGGATTTGGTCCAAATATTGTAGGTCAGACTCAACAGAGATTCCCAGTAAACTTTGACACGTATTATTACTTTATTAAATCAAATAGTGATGTTAATACTGATGGTGCAGCTCTACGAGTTATTGATGATCCAATTGCAGGTTCTAAGCAAATCTTGTTCTCTAGTCAAACTAAATTTGCATATGCTTATACAGAGACTCCTGATTACAATGGCAAAGGATCTTTAAGGTATAACACCGATTCCCCATTTGCTATTGGTAAAATTAAATCTGCAACTATTGACAATAAAGGTATAGATTACAAAAGATTGCCAGTAATTACTGGATGTAATGTTGATTCTGACAATCAACCAAACCTTAAAGTTCAATGGGATTCTATTACAAAAACTATTCTTGGAGTTGAAATTTTACAAGGTGGCAAGAATTTTGTATCACCTAAAGCATATGTTAGTAGAGGTGATGGTACAGGAGCAGTATTTAATGTATTCCAAGATGCTGGCAGAATTGTTAGAATAGATGTTGTTAATGAAGGTAGTGGATATAATTACATTCCTGAAATTACTATCTACGAAGGCGGAGTAGAAGCATACTTTGGATCTAATAATATTGGATTACCTAAGAATGTGAGTATTGTTAAAAATGGTGGTGGATACCATAATGATACTACTATTCTACCTAAATTTACATCACACTATGCTCTTATTATTAGAGGACAATCTAAGTTTTTCAAAGGAGAAAGAGTTGAGCAGAGAGATGGTAATCGTTTAGTATTCAGTGCAATTATTTCTGATAAGGGATGGAGACTTGGTACTAACATTATAAGATTAGAAAAAATTACAGGTAATGTAGATTTCAATTTACCGCTAGTTTCGGTAATGCAAACATCAAGATCTGTTGAAGTAGTAGATGTTTTGTCAACTCAATTTAAACCTACCATTAAATCTTTCTCAGATAACATGGGTAGGTTTACATCCGATAAGGGAAAAATTGGTGATAGAAATCAAAGACTTACCGATTCTTTCTTCTACCAAGATTATTCTTATGTAATTCAATCCAAGACTCCTATTAATACGTGGAGAGACTTGATCAAGCAAACTACGCATCCAGCTGGTTTCTTGATGTTTGGTGAAGTTGTCATTGAAAGTGAACAAGAAAGTTCAATGCCAATTGAACAACCAAAGTCGGATAAAATTTCTTTTATCGAACTAGCACCTAAAAATGTTACAGTAGAAAGAAAATCTACTAGAGTTACTCAAAGTTCAATTAGAGTTAGAGATACCAATCTTCGTAGAGGTGTTGGTAGTGTTTCCATTAATGAGTATGATACTGAAGGTATTCTATCTAAAGAATTAATTTTAGCACAAGATTTCTCTGGTCGCTATGCAACTCAGGAAGATTATATTGGACCTATCAAATCAATTACAAAAGTAGGTGATGGCACTTCTGAGATTGCTGTTGGTTTTGGTGGTGGAACTAACTTTACCACTATTGCTGGTGAATATAATCACTGGGTCAAGTTTAAAATGCTTGGCAACACCAATAATCAACCTGCCATCACTCCTTATGTTGATGCTACTTCTCCTGCACAATCATGGAGCGGATCATTACACAACTACTCTATTCTCCCAAATGATGAGTATGTAACCAGTGGAGGTGGTAATTTTGATCTGTCAAAGATCAATCTTATGACTATTGGTTTCATGCCTGAGTTTGGTGAGTTCTCAAGTAATCAAGGTACTTCAAATACTGAATTTGGTGCGGTTATCCAATCAAACGAATCTGACTTTTCTGAGATTGCATCAGGATTTGAAGTTGGTGATACTATTACTTTTTATGAAAATGCTTCAACGTTTGTTAAAGTTGAAGTTGTAACTGTAGATTCTCCAGCATACCACCCAACGCTAGGTGTTATTGGTGATGGTAATGTTCTTGGAAGAAGAACCTTCCAACTTTTAGACAAAGCAAATAATTTAGCATACTCACCATATAATGAGCAAGAAACATTCATTACTTTAAATGGTGTTGCACAAGAACCAAAAAAAGCATACGAGATAAGTGGAAGTCAAATTACATTTGCATCTGCTCCTTTAGGACCTCAGTATCCTATTACTGGGGAAAATTTTGATGATACTTACACTACAGATCCAACAAAGTTTGTATGTAAATCATTTAAATTTAAAAATGATACATTTAATGATAAGTATCTTAAAAAAATTAAAGATATTTCTGGAAGTTTTGATGGTATTTCTACAGAGTTTGCATTAAGTTGGGATGACGATACTATTGTTAAAACTGACACCAAAGAAAATCTTCTAATTTTTGTTAATGGTGTTTTACAGGCAGTAAATACCGCATATACTATTAGAAGGAGTGCTAATGATTCCCAAACAGATATTATTGTATTCATTGAACCACCAAGAAATTTCTATGATGTTATTGACTACACTCCAGAACAATTAGATCAAAAAGAATATTTCTATGGATATGGTGTTGGTAGTTACGATAGACTTAGAATTGATGAGAGATTGATTCCTTATCGTGGTGAGGGTCCATATCTTGTATTTGATGAAGAAACTGATACAGTCAAAAATATTAATGAAGCAGACTTTGCATTAGTGTTTGTTGATGGTGTTCTACAAGCACCTGATACTTATAAGTTGAATGGACCAAATATTTCGTTTACAGAAAAACTTATTAAGTATATTCCTAGTACTGGAGAATCTTTAGCAAGCAAAGTAGAAATTATTTCTTTGTTTGGTAGACAAGTTCCTAAAACTTTATCTGCATATGATTATGATAGAATTATTTTTAGAAATGAAGTTAGTATAGTTCTAACTAAAGTATTAGATGATCCTAATGGAAAAGATGAATATATTGAGTGGCAGGAAAACTTTACTGCTTTTGATCCTTCTGTTACCAAGAATGTATTCACATTTGATGATAATGGTAACAGAGTATTCATTGGTAAACTTAATAGTGTAAGATTTGATCTTCTAGAAGACGGAACAGCAACTGGCAATGCAAAACCAGGAGTTGTTGCAGAACAACTAACTATCAAGATTCTCAATGCAGAAAACCTTAAGTTTACCGCAAATGATTATGATCCAAGAGTTAGCGATGATGATGAACTAAGAATTAAAGGAATCTTCATTACAGACCAAACTGACTTTACTGATTTCGTAAGTTTCAACTCAGCATATCCTATCTTTAAAATTGATTGGGAATATTCTAAAAATGCTGATGGTGAAAGGGTTCTTGTTCAAGATATTCCTGATTGGTTGAAAGGATCTAAACTAGGTGATGATGCATACTTCAATCTTTATAATAATCTAGTTGACATTGCTCCTGGCGATGAAATTATGATTGATGGTGAGAAAGATTACAGAAAAATTTTGTATATCCCACCAGAAGTAA